TTACTTCTTCGCCTCTGCAACCACTTTACTACCCACGCCGCGGTTATTGTATTCCCACATGCGGTTGTAGTTAGTGTCATTCAGATTGCGCTGTATTTCGTCGTTATCATCTACGCTGCCGGTATTACCCGCAAACGGACGATTAGAGATCACCGCATCGGCCCACGGTTTAGCCGTGTTAAAACCTTCGTTGATGGCGCTATCACGGATCACCACCTGACCGTTGGTATTGGCATCAACATCCAGCGAGCGGCCCAGTTGCGCCACACCATCACCGAAAGCATTGAAACGGCTGTTTACGGCGAGGAAACCGTAGTAAATGTTGGACAGCGTAGCCGGTGCAAACACATACGCTTCTTGCTGAGTACGTGAGTTCACCACGCGGAATTCGGTGTTATCGAACACCACTGCGCCGCGACCAGAAACGATATCCACATCCCCTTCAATGTAGCTGTTGGTCACCAGCGTACGCGGCTGACGATTCGTTTCCAGACGGTTCTGCACACCGCTGTTGGTGACAAAGAAGGTGTTCTGACGACCGAGAATGTTAACGTTGTTAATCTGTACCTGGTCACCATCAGTACGCAGTGCCACCGCCGGATGGTTACCTGCATCTACGCTATCGCCCAGCGTGTTTTCGATGGTCAGATTTTGCAGTTGCAGGCCATTGTTTTGTGACCAGAAGACCGCAGAGCAGAGAACACCGATACTGTCGCTGCGTTTGCTCTGGCAGCTATCGTACATATACCACGCTGGTTTACCTGGCATATATTTGCCGCGCGGGTTGACGTCGTGACGCCAGTCGGCAGGGCTCATGCCACCATCAAGGGAAAGCCCAATCTTCACATCAATCGGTTTTTCACCTGTACCGTACAGAGTAATTCCACCCGGAGCGGCAGGGACATATACCGTTCCCTGATACTCACCAGGCATCACGGCAATATACTGGCGCTTGTTGGTACGCTTGATAATTGCCGCATCTACCGCCGCCTGAATCGTGGTATGCGTTACACCTTGAGTGCCCGCCGGGCCGACAACAAAGTCAGGTTGCGCAGGCAGGGTAATCGGGGAAGGATTCCACGCTGCAGCACCTGGTGTCAGGGATGCAAAATAGTGTTGAGCATCGAAATTCTGCGCTTCTTTTGCCGACAGAATCGGGCGAGAAGAGGTACCAGGCGCGGTTTGATCAGAAGGACGTTGATCGGGCGGGGTTGAGCTACAGGCGGTCAGCGTCACGCCAAAAGCCAATGCCAGCGCCAGACGGGAAACTGAAAATGTGTTCACAGGTTGCTCCGGGCTATGAAATAGAAAAATGAATCCGTTGAAGCCTGCTTTTTTATACTAAGTTGGCATTATAAAAAAGCATTGCTTATCAATTTGTTGCAACGAACAGGTCACTATCAGTCAAAATAAAATCATTATTTGATTTCAATTTTGTCCCACTCCCTGCCTCTGTCATCACGATACTGTGATGCCATGGTGTCCGACTTATGCCCGAGAAGATGTTGAGCAAACTTATCGCTTATCTGCTTCTCATAGAGTCTTGCAGACAAACTGCGCAACTCGTGAAAGGTTGGCGGATCCCCTTCGAAGGAAAGACCTGATGCTTTTCGTGCGCGCATAAAATACCTTGATACTGTGCCGGATGAAAGCGGTTCACGACGAGTAGATGCAATTATGGTTTCTCCGCCAAGAATCTCTTTGCATTTACCAAGTGTTTCCTTCATTGATATCCCGAGAGCATCAACATGCAATGTTGTAGGGATGGCAATTTTTACGCCTGTTTTGCTTTGCTCGACATAAAGATATCCATCTACGATATCAGACCACTTCATTTCGCATAAATCACCAACTCGCTGCCCGGTAACAACAGCCAGTTCCATTGCAAGTCTGAGCCAACATGGTGATGATTCTGCTGCTTGATAAATTTTCAGGTATTCGTCAGCCGTAAGTCTTGATCTCCTTACCTCTGATTTTGCTGCGCGAGTGGCAGCGACCGGGTTTGTTGTTATATGGCCTTCAGCTATTGCCTCTCTGAATGCATCGCTCAGTGTTGATCTGATTAACTTGGCTGATGCCGCCTTGCCCTCGTCTATGTATCCATTGAGCATTGCCGCAATTTCTTTTGTGGTGATGTCTTCAAGTGGAGCATCAGGCAGACCCCTCCTTATTGCTTTAATTTTGCTCATGTAATTTATGAGTGTCTTCTGCTTGATTCCTCTGCTGGCGAGGATTTTTTCGTAGCGATCAAGCCATGAATGTAACGTAACAGAATTATCACTGTTGATTCTTGCTGTCAGAGGCTTGTGTTTGTGTCCTGAAAATAACTCAATGTTGGCCTGTATAGCTTCAGTGATTGCTATCCTCCTGTCTCGGCCTAATCCAAACTCTTTACCCGTCCTTGGGTCCCTGTAGCAGTAATATCCATTGTTTCTTATATAAAGGTTAGGGGGTAAATCCCGGCGCTCATGACTTCGCCTTCTTCCCATTTCTGATCCTCTTCAAAAGGCTACCTGTTACTGGTCGATTTAAGTCAACCTTTACCGCTGATTCGTGGAACAGATATTCTCTTCCATCCTTAACCGGAGGAGGGAATATCCTGCATTCGCGCACCCATCGACGAACTGTTTCAAGGCTTCTTGGGCGTCGCTGGCGAGCGTTCCACTCCTGAAGTGTCAAGTACATCGCAAAGTCTCCGCAATTACACGCAAGAAAAAACCGCCATCAGGCGGCTTGGTGTTCTTTCAGTTCTTCAATTCGAATATTGGTTATGTCTGCATGTGCTATCTGCGCCCATATCATCCAGTGGTCATAGCAGTCATTGATGTTCTCTGCTTCGATAACTCTGTTGAATGGTTCTCCATTCCATTCACCTGTGACTCGGAAGTGCATTTATCATCTCCATAAAACAAAACTCGCCGTAGCGAGTTCAGATATAATTTCCACCAAAGGCAGTAGTTGCTGATGCTAAGAATTATTCAATATCTATTCCTGTAATATCTTTTATCTTTTTCCTTGCAAAGCCTTTTGCTAGTGATTTTGAAACACTTATTAGTGTACTAATTCCCTCATCCTTAAAGTTTGTTTTTATAGTTTGCCAGACCTCCTTTTGACGCAAGTCAGCAATAAAATCATGCCCTCTTGCTGTCAACCTCAGTGGTACTTCGATCCAACTATATCCAACACCTTCCCCTAACTCGTTGGACATTATATGACCGAACCCAGGTTTTCCATCAACCCTGACTATTAATTCGTAGTCGCATAATAATCGCATATGGAAAATAAAATTTTGGTCATATCTATTAAAGCCATTATCCTCTAGTTCACTAAGCATCGTGTCAGGGCCATGAGTTTTTTCGAATGCGATAAGTAGATCTTTTAGATATTGCTGGTCTAATTTCATTGCCGCCTCCGTGACATGTCACAGAGATTTATATCATTAATTTTGTTTCGTGCCAGCCTTTGGTCACCCAGCATTGTGAGTCACCATTACACGGGCATGAATTAACAGGAACTCTCTCGCCGCACTTACCGCAACGTTTTCTGCTGATCGATTTTATACGCCAGCGCACACGTGCATCATCCTGGCGGCTCAGTAACGCGATGTACTCACCAAACTCGTAAGGCGCATGCCTGAAGCGGCGCGTGGCTCAGTTACGATCCAGCATTTCAATTTCCTGAGCATCAAGTACAAGCTCCAGCTTACGCATACCGGATGATGCTTGCTTGGCTCTCTGATCGACTTTGCGCTCTGCTGATGATTTAGCCATTCTGCTTTTCCTGCATTAGGAGAAAGACAATCATGGCGGCGCGGATACTTCCGGTATCTTTTTACTCGATATTACCCTTCAATGGCACATACAAGAAGAGAGCCATCAACAGGAGTGAGTGAGGAATCGACAACCAGCAACGCTTAATTATCTATAGTGTCGTATTTGCTTCATAAAATATGGCGAATAACACAAAGCCCGCAGCAGCTCATTGTGCGGGCTTTTCTTATACATACTTCCTAGAGATAATTCTATGGAGGCATTAAATTAATACTGTCATTGGTAATATCATATTATCTAAAAGTCTTTCCACTTTTAACGTCTAGGTATATTCTGTTCGACAACGTCATTCCTCCGCAATATGTGAAATAGATGTTTTTCCCCTTATTGCTTGATGCCATCCACCCTCCGATTTCCTTAAAGTCGCTTTCCGTGCAGACCCCTTCGTTTATTAACTTCCTAGCTGCCGAAGAAAACTCTTTTTTGTATATACGGTAGTCATCAGATCCTTTGATTAAAGTATCATCTCCGCTCGCATTTTCAGCAGGATCTGATGGCCTTTCACTGCTAAGATCACTAAGTTTAACCCATTCTGAAAACTTGCCATTGACGATTCCGTTTTTTCTTGTGCAGGATTTATTACCTTCTTTAATATATTCGCTTTCCCCTCCCACACATGAGGCTGAATATGGCTCAGTTATACGAACCCATTCACCTTTTTTTTCTAGAAAATCTACGCCTTCCCTGAAAAATAGTTTCCCAGCCACTCCACATTTACTTGAAGGGCAGGTATGTCTTTCCGTTCGATCAACAACAACCCAAAGTCTTGATTCATTTTTTGCCATTGCCGATGGTATTTGAGATGAGACAATTAACGTAAGCCCTAAAATTAGTATTGATTTTTTCATTGTAATTTCCTTTTACTTTTTACAAAGCGTTTAATCATGGCTGATTATCTTTAAGCGTAGTAACAGCCTTGTGCGAAACATGTTACCAAATCGCCATTTCAGTGTATCCGCAGTTAGGCTGCCACTTCAAGGATTCCTAATTACATGGTACGTAAGCGTAAAATCCCGTTGGTTGTCGGGTAATAACTCTGATCAAATCTCCCTTGTCTTTTGCTCTTACGTATGCAGCTCTTGTGTATTCAACCCAGGCCTCCAGTTCAGCAATACGCTTACTTCCATCCGAGATAACACCTTCTACTCACGCTGCTCGTTGAGTTTTGATTTTTGCTGTCTCCAGCTCAACACGCAGTTTCCTCACCGTTAGCGCAATATCCTCGTTCTCCTGGTCGCGGCGTTTGATGTACTGCTGGTTTCTTTCCCGTTCATCCAGCAGTGTCAGCACAATCGATGGTGTTACCAGCTCATGGAAAAGGTCCGCGTCAAATCCCCAGTTGTCATGCATTGCCTGCTCTGCCGCTTCACGCAGTGCCTGAGAGTGAATTACGCTCACTTCGAACCTCTCTGTTTACTGATAAGTTCCAGATCCTCCTGGCAACTTGCACAAGTCCGACAACCCTGAACGGCCAGGCGTCTTCGTTCATCTATCGGATCGCCACACTCACAACAATGAGTGGCAGATATAGCCTGGTGGTTCAGGCGGCGCATTTTTATTGCTGTGTTGCGCTGTAATTCTTCAATTTCTGATGCTGAATCAATGATGTCTGCCATCTTTCATTAATCCCTGAATTGTTGGTTAATACGCTTGAGGGTGAATGCGAATAATAAAAAAGGAGCCTGTAGCTCCCTGATGATTTTGCTTTTCATGTTCACCGTTCCTTAAAAACGCCGTTTAACATGCCGATTGCTAGGCTTAAATGAGTCGGTGTGAATCCCATCAGCGTTACCGTTTCGCGGTGCTTCTTCAGTACGCTACGGCAAATGTCATCGACGTTTTTATCCGGAAACTGCTGTCTGGCTTTTTTGATTTCAGAATTAGCCTGACGGGCAATGCTGCGAAGGGCGTTTTCCTGCTGAGGTGTCACTGAACAAGCCCCATGTCGGCAAGCATAAGCACACAGAATATGAAGCCCGCTGCCAGAAAAATGCATTCAGTGGTTGTCATACCTGGTCTCTCTCATCTGCTTCTGCTTTCGCCACCATCATTTCCAGTTTTTGTGAAAGGGATGTGGCTAACGTATGAAATTCTTCGTCTGTTTCTACTGGTATTGGCACAAACCTGATTCCAATTTGAGCAAGGCTATGTGCCATCTCGATACTCGTTCTTAACTCAACAGGAGATGCTTTGTGCATACAGCCCCTCGTTTATTATTTATCTCCTCAGCCAGCCGCTGTGCTTTCAGTGGATTTCGGATAACAGAAAGGCCGGGAAATACCCAGCCTCGCTTTGTAACGGAGTAGACGAAAGTGATTGCGCCTACCCGGATATTATCGTGAGGATGCGTCATCGCCATTGCTCCCCAAATACAAAACCAATTTCAGCCAGTGCCTCGTCCATTTTTTCGATGAACTCCGGCACCATCTCGTCAAAACTCGCCATGTACTTTTCATCCCGCTCAACCACGACATAATGCAGTCCTTCACGCTTCATACGCGGGTCATAGTTGGCAAAGTACCAGGCATCTTTACGTGTCACCCACATGCTGTACTGCACCTGGGCCATGTAAGCCGACTTTATGGCCTCGAAACCACCGAGCCGGAACTTCATGAAATCCCGGGAGGTAAACGGGCATTTCAGCTCAAGGCCATTGCCGTCACTGCATAAACCATCGGGAGAGCAGGCGGTGCGCATACTTTCGTCGCGATAGATGATCGGGGATTCAGTAACATTCACGCCGGAAGTGAATTCAAACAGGGTTCTGGCGTCGTTCTCGTACTGTTTTCCCCATGCCAGCGCCTTAGCATTAACTTCCGGAGCCACACCGGTGCAAACCTCAGCCAGCAGGGTGTGGAAGTAGGACATTTTCATGTCAGGCCACTTCTTTCCTGAGCGGGGCTTGGCTATCACGTTGTGAATTTCTGAAGCGGTGATGACGCCGAGCCGTAATTTGTGCCATGCATCATCCCCCTGTTCGACAGCTCTCACGTCGATCCCGGTACGCTGCAGGATAATGTCCGGTGTCATGCTGCCACCTTCTGCTCAGTGGCTTTCTGTTTCAGGAATCCAAGAGCTTTCACTGCTTCGGCCTGTGTCAGTTCTGACGATGCGCGAATGTCGCGGCGAAATATCTGGGAACAGAGCGGCAATAAGTCGTCATCCCATGTTTTGTCCAGGGCAATCAGCAGAGTGTTAATCTCCTGCATGGTTTCATCGTTAACCGGAGTAATGTCGCGTTCCGGCTGACGTTCTGCGGTGTATGCGGTATTTTCGACAATGTGCTCGGCTTCATCCTTGTCATAGATACCAGCAAATCCGAAGGCCAGACGGGCACACTGAATCATGGCTTTATGCCGTAACATCCGTTTGGGATGCGACTGCCACGGCCCCGTAATTTCTCTGCCTTCGCGGGTTTTGAATGGTTCGCGACGGCATTCATCCATCCACTCGGTAACGCAGATCGGATGATTACGGTCCTTGCGGTAAATCCGGCATGTACAGGATTCATTGTCCTGCTCAAAGTCCATGCCATCAAACTGCTGGTTTTCATTGATGATGCGGGACCAGCCATCAACGCCCACCACCGGAACGATGCCATTCTGCTTATCAGGAAAGGCGTAAATTTCTTTCGTCCACGGATTAAGGCCGTACTGGTTGGCAACGATCAGTAATGCGATGAACTGCGCATCGCTGGCATCACCTTTAAATGCCGTCTGGCGAAGAGTGGTGATCAGTTCCTGTGGGTCGACAGAATCCATGCCGACACGTTCAGCCAGCTTCCCAGCCAGCGTTGCTAGTGCTGTACTCATCCGTTTTATACCTCTGAATCAATATCAACCTGGTGGTGAGCAATGGTTTCAACCATGTACCGGATGTGTTCTGCCATGCGCTCCTGAAACTCAACATCGTCATCAAACGCACGGGTAATGGCTTTTTTGCTGGCCCTGTGGCGTTGCAAATGATCGATGCATAGCGATTCAAACAGGTGCTGGGGCAGGCCTTTTTCCATGTCGTCTGCCAGTTCTGCCTCTTTCTCTTCACGGGCGATCTGCTGGTAGTGACGCGCCCAGCTCTGAGCCTCAAGACGATCCTGAATGTAATAAGCGTTCATGGCTGAACTCCTGAAATAGCTGTGAAAATATCGCCCGCGAAATGCCAGGCTGATTAGGAAAACAGGAAAGGGGGTTAGTGAATGCTTTTGCTTGATCTCAGTTTCAGCATTAATATCCATTTTTTATAAGCGTCGACGGCTTCACGAAACATCTTTTCATCGCCAATAAAAGTGGCGATAGTGAATTTAGTCTGGATAGCCATAAGTGTTTGATCCATTCTTTGGGACTCCTGGCTGATTAAGTATGTCGATAAGGCGTTTCCATCCGTCACGTAATTTACGGGTGATTCGTTCAAGTAAAGATTCGGAAGGGCAGCCAGCAACAGGCCACCCTGCAATGGCATATTGCATGGTGTGCTCCTTATTTATACATAACGAAAAACGCCTCGAGTGAAGCGTTATTAGTATGCGGTAAAACCGCACTCAGGCGGCCTTGATAGTCATATGATCTGAATCAAATATTCCTGATGTATCGATATCGGTAATTCTTATTCCTTCGCTACCATCCATTGGAGGCCATCCTTCCTGACCATTTCCATCATTCCAGTCGAACTCACACACAACATCATATGCATTTAAGTCGCTTGAAATTGCTATAAGCAGAGCATGTTGCGCCAGCATGATTAATACAGCATTTAATACAGAGCCGTGTTTATTGAGTCGGTATTCAGAGTCTGACCAGAAATTATTAATCTGGTGAAGTTTTTCCTCTGTCATTACGTCATGGTCAATTTCAATTTCTATTGATGCTTTCCAGTCGTAATCAATGATGTATTTTTTGATGTTTGACATCTATTCATATCCTCATAGATAAAAAATCGCCTTCACACTGGAGGGCAAAGAAGATTTCCAATAATCAGAACAAGTCGACTCCTGTTTAGTTACGAGCGACATTGCTCCGTGTATTCACTCGTTGGAATGAATACACAGTGCAGTGTTTATTCTGTTGTTTGCGTGAAAATGAAACCCGCCTGAGCGGGTTATGACCACTTTTTGTTTGGATTTCGTTGGTGAGCGTGGTTTACAGGATTATTTGATATACCCCATAACTCTGACTCGCTTATCTCTACACGAGAGAAAGACCTGCTTTCTTTCAGTTCTTTTATAAACCTAGAACCTACGATGACATCTATTGTCCCAGAAAGTTCTTGTAAAAGATCTTTGTTTTTTCTGAGGAAGAAAACATCTTCTTTATATTTAATTTTTACATAGAATTTATTCTGTATTTTTAATATATCAAAGCATGGCAGATATCTATATCCCTCATGCTTTCGCCACTGCTTAACAATTATAACATCTCTTTCATTTACTGCATTAATCAGCCCAAGACCAAGTATAGGTATGAATATTCTATTGTCTGCCGAAAGCGTACAATTATCACCACCAGGCAAATATGTATAAATCATGTCGGAATTTTTATACGCATCAACGAATGCACGTAAGAATCGTACATATTTTTGCCATCCGTTTATACCAAATTTACCATATAAGTATTCTTTATTTGTTAGAAGAAAACTATTTGTATCAGGAGCCTTACCTACAGACCTGTCGATAAGATCTCCAACTACGTTTACAAAGTCAAAGACAGAGTTTAATAAGAACAATTGTCTTTCAGTCGGGCGAATTTCAATTATGTAGCCTGGATGAAGACGATATTGCATCTGCTTACGAAGTATACTGAACGCTTGGGTCCGGGCATCTGAAAGCAACTTCCTGTCGCCATCGCCGTGAGCATTATTTCTAATAAAACTGATATAATTTGCTAATTTTTCAGCCTCTTTTTTGTGTTTTTTTCGCTCTGATGCTGAGTCTATTGGTTTTGGTATGGACTTGTAATCAATTTTCTTCATTACGTACCTCATGCCAATGGAATGGATTTCCCTTTAACCTTTTGTCTTCCTTGACAAGTTATACCGAACTCACTTGGCTTGCTATACCAAACTCGATGATTCTTGCGCTCAATACGTTGCAGGTTGCTTTCAATCTGTTCGTGGTATTCAGCCAGCACCGTAAGGTCTATCGGATTCAGTGCGCTTTCTACTCGTGATTTCGGTTTGCGATTCAGCGAGAGAATAGGGCGGTTAACTGGTTTTGCGCTTACCCCAACCAACAGGGGATTTGCTGCTTTCCATTGAGTCTGTTTCTCTGCGCGACGTTCGCGGCGGCGTGTTTGTGCATCCATCTGGATTCTCTTGTCAGTTAGCTTTGGTGGTGTGTGAGTCGTAGTCCTGAACGAAAACACCCCACGATTGGCTCATTTGCAGCTAATCCGGATTCGCACTTCCGGCCAATGCTTCGTTTCGTATCACACACCCCAAAGCCTTCTGCTTTGAATGCTGCCCTTCTTCAGGGCTTAATTTTTAAGAGCATCACCTTCAATGGTGGTCAGTGCGTCCTGCTGATGGCTTAAAATTACAAGAAAGATTGTATGCTGTAAACAAGAAATATTGTAAAAAGGGGCATGAAAAACAAACTCCATTGTTTTTAAACGGAAAATAGTTTGTTTTTTGGTTGTCGAGATTGAGGTGGGGATTACTGGTTGCAGGTTCCGACTACATCACCAACAAAGGATTTGGTTGATGTAATTTGTTGCATACCTGGGATGTTCATTACTTTGGAGTAAAGAGCTTTTTTGTTTGTAGTGATTGACCAGGTTTCAACGGTTATTCCTCCTCCAGACTGGTATTCTCCTACCATAGTGTTCGATGACAAAGCAGTGTATTTCATCTCTGGATAGACGCCAGAAACTGATTCATAAACTGATGATTTATCGCCATTTATTGTTACGTGGAAAACGGAATCTTCCGTGCTGTCTTTTGTAAACTCGTAACGATCGCCATTCATTGCCCCGTACCCGTGCAGGTTTGTGACAATCCAGCATTCAGAATTGGCGCTGGTAGTTAAGAGTATTGAGAGTAGCGCCGCAATCCTGATCATACGAATTTTACCCTCGCTTCCACGACAACACCGATAATCTTGCAGTTCCCGTTGATAGGAGTCATAGGCCATGAAGGATTCAGGCCTTTCAGGTACTTCTGCCCGCCATCTATAACCAGTTTCTTGAATGTTGCTTCGTTCGCGTCAGTCAGTTTGGCTACAACAAGGCTTCCATTCACTGGCTCGCGTCCAGTATCTACTAACACCATATGACCTTCAGGGATGCTTTGACCTACAGGTGAGGTCATGGAATCACCTTCAACCTTCAGCCAGAATCCATCGCCTAATAAGTTAACGTCACTGTCATACCATTCATCAATGTCCTTGATATCGTAGGGTTCACAAGCTTCACACCACGAACCAGCTCTAACCATGCTAATCAATGGATATTTCCCTTTGGGCTCAACGTGCCCAACAAATCTAACATTCGAATCAGAGGTGCCATTGAGCAGCCAGTCAACACTTACGCCAAGAGCTGACGCAAGTTCTGGTAAAAAGCGTGGTCGCTTAGTTTTACCGTTTTCGAGCTGCTCTATAGACTGCTGGGTAGTCCCCACCTTTTGAGCAAGTTCAGCTTGGTTAAGTCCAAGCTGAATTCTTTTGCTTTTTACCCTGGAAGAAATACTCATAAGCCACCTCTGTTATTTACCCCCCCAATCTTCACAAGAAAAACTGTATTTGACAAACAAGATACATTGTATGAAAATACAAGAAAGTTTGTTGATGGAGGCGATATGCAAACTCTTTCTGAACGCCTCAAGAAGAGGCGAATTGCGTTAAAAATGACGCAAACCGAACTGGCAACCAAAGCCGGTGTTAAACAGCAATCAATTCAACTGATTGAAGCTGGAGTAACCAAGCGACCGCGCTTCTTGTTTGAGATTGCTATGGCGCTTAACTGTGATCCGGTTTGGTTACAGTACGGAACTAAACGCGGTAAAGCCGCTTAAGACATTCCCGCTCTTACACATCCCAGCCCTGAAAAAGGGCATCAAATTAAACCACACCTATGGTGTATGCATTTATTTGCATACATTCAATCAATTGTTATCTAAGGAAATACTTACATATGGTTCGTGCAAACAAACGCAACGAGGCTCTACGAATCGAGAGTGCGTTGCTTAACAAAATCGCAATGCTTGGAACTGAGAAGACAGCGGAAGCTGTGGGCGTTGATAAGTCGCAGATCAGCAGGTGGAAGAGGGACTGGATTCCAAAGTTCTCAATGCTGCTTGCTGTTCTTGAATGGGGTGTCGTTGACGACGACATGGCTCGATTGGCACGACAAGTTGCTTCGATTCTCACCAATAAAAAACGCCCGGCGGCAACCGAGCGTTCTGAACAAATCCAGATGGAATTCTGAGGTCATTACTGGATCTATCAACAGGAGTCATTATGACAAATACAGCAAAAATACTCAACTTCGGCAGAGGTAACTTTGCCGGACAGGAGCGTAATGTGGCAGATCTCGATGATGGTTACGTCAGACTATCAAATATGCTGCTTGAGGCTTATTCAGGCGCAGATCTGACCAAGCGACAGTTTAAAGTGCTGCTTGCCATTCTGCGTAAAACCTATGGGTGGAATAAACCAATGGACAGAATCACCGATTCTCAACTTAGCGAGATTACAAAGTTACCTGTCAAACGGTGCAATGAAGCCAAGTTAGAACTCGTCAGAATGAATATTATCAAGCAGCAAGGCGGCATGTTTGGACCAAATAAAAACATCTCAGAATGGTGTATCCCTCAAAACGAGGGAAAATCCCCTAAAACGAGGGATAAAACATCCCTCAAATTGGGGGATTGCTATCCCTCAAAACAGGGGGACACAAAAGACACTATTACAAAAGAAAAAAGAAAAGATTATTCGTCCGAGAATTCTGGCGAATCCTCTGACCAGCCAGAAAACGATCTTTCTGTGGTTAAACCGGATGCTGCAATTCAGAGCGGCAGCAAGTGGGGGACAGCAGAAGACCTGACCGCCGCAGAGTGGATGTTTGACATGGTGAAGACTATCGCACCATCAGCCAGAAAACCGAATTTTGCTGGGTGGGCTAACGATATCCGCCTGATGCGTGAACGTGACGGACGCAACCATCGCGACATGTGTGTACTGTTCCGCTGGGCATGCCAGGACAACTTCTGGTCCGGTAACGTGCTTAGCCCGGCCAAACTCCGCGACAAGTGGACCCAGCTCGAAATCAACCGTAACAAGCAACAGGCAGTCGTGACAGCCAGCAAACCAAAACTGGACCTGACAAACACAGACTGGATTTACGGGGTGGATCTATGAAAAACATCGCCGCACAGATGGTTAACTTTGACCGTGAGCAGATGCGTCGGATCGCCAACAACATGCCGGAACAGTACGACGAAAAGCCGCAGGTACAGCAGGTTGCGCAGATCATCAACGGTGTGTTCAGCCAGTTACTGGCAACTTTCCCGGCGAGTCTGGCTAACCGTGACCAGAACGAACTGAACGAAATCCGCCGCCAGTGGGTTCTGGCTTTCCGGGAAAACGGGATCACCACAATGGAACAGGTTAACGCAGGAATGCGCGTAGCCCGTCGGCAGAATCGACCATTTCTGCCATCACCCGGGCAGTTTGTTGCATGGTGCCGGGAAGAAGCATCCGTTATCGCCGGACTGCCAAACGTCAGCGAGCTGGTTGATATGGTTTACGAGTATTGCCGGAAGCGAGGCCTGTATCCGGATGCAGAGTCTTATCCGTGGAAATCGAACGCGCACTACTGGCTGGTTACCAACCTGTATCAGAACATGCGGGCCAATGCGCTTACTGATGCGGAATTACGCCGTAAGGCCGCAGATGAGCTTGTCCATATGACTGCGAGAATTAACCGTGGTGAGGCGATCCCTGAACCAGTAAAACAACTTCCTGTCATGGGCGGTAGACCTCTAAATCGTGCACAGGCTCTGGCGAAGATCGCAGAACTCAAAGCTAAGTTCGGACTGAAAGGAGCAAGTGTATGACGGGCAAAGAGGCAATTATTCATTACCTGGGGACGCATAATAGCTTCTGTGCGCCGGACGTTGCCGCGCTAACAGGCGCAACAGTAACCAGCATAAATCAGGCCGCGGCTAAAATGGCACGGGCAGGTCTTCTGGTTATCGAAGGTAAGGTCTGGCGAACGGTGTATTACCGGTTTGCTACCAGGGAAGAACGGGAAGGAAAGATGAGCACGAACCTGATTTTTAAGGAGTGTCGCCAGAGTGCCGCGATGAAACGGGTATTGGCGGTATATGGAGTTAAAAGATGACCATCTACATCACTGAGCTAATAACAGGCCTGCTGGTAATCGCAGGCCTTTTTATTTGGGGGAGAGGGAAGTCATGAAAAAACTAACCTTTGAAATTCGATCTCCAGCACATCAGCAAAACGCTATTCACGCAGTACAGCAAATCCTTCCAGACCCAACCAAACCAATCGTAGTAACCATTCAGGAACGCAACCGCAGCTTAGACCAAAACAGGAAGCTATGGGCCTGCTTAGGTGACGTCTCTCGTCAGGTTGAATGGCATGGTCGCTGGCTGGATGCAGAAAGCTGGAAGTGTGTGTTTACCGCAGCATTAAAGCAGCAGGATGTTGTTCCTAACCTTGCCGGGAATGGCTTTGTGGTAATAGGCCAGTCAACCAGCAGGATGCGTGTAGGCGAATTTGCGGAGCTACTAGAGCTTATACAGGCATTCGGTACAGAGCGTGGCGTTAAGTGGTCAGACGAAGCGCGACTGGCTCTCGAATGGAAAGCGCGATGGGGAGACAGGGCGGCATGAGACGACAGCGACGAAGTATCACCGACATCATCTGCGAAAACTGCAAATACCTTCCAACGAAACGCTTCAGAAATAAACGCAAGTCAATCCCAAAAGAATCTGACGTAAAAACCTTCAATTACACAGCTCACCTGTGGGATATCCGGTGGCTAAGATATCGTGCGAGGAAATGACAATGGATTATTCACAGTTAAGTGATTTTGAAATTAACAGAATGGTAGGAGACATAATTTTTAAAGGCCTTTGGGCAAGTAAACCGGAAACATCAGGGAATAACACCAACAAATGGTATTACGGAAATGCTGATACAACTTTTGAGCCATTAAATCATTTGCCTGACTACTGCAATGATCCGAGCGCTTCATGGCCGATTATTGAGAAATACAGGATTTCTATCTTAGACCAGTTTACTGAATGGTGTGTGGATGCAAAAGGCGTAAGCCCAATATTTGATACCAGACCTCTCCGCGCCGCCATGATTGTCTTTCTCCTGATGCAGGAGGCCAATAATGCTTAGCCCATCTCAATCCCTTAAATACCTGAAAGGAAGCATAGAGCGGGCTTCAATGTGCACAGAGTGGATTCTATCTAGGTTTAGCGCATACAGAAGATTGCCGGTAAAGGGCATGCCAAGCAAGTCGATGCTGCATATGCAAAAGAATGCGCGCTGGAAGGTATGGCGAGAACACAGGTTATCTGGCTGAAAGAGGGGGTTATTAAGGCGTGAATACCTACAGCATCACATTACCCTGGCCTCCGAGCAATAATCGCTATTACCGCCATAATCGCGGGCGCACGCACGTCAGCGCAGAGGGGCAGGCATACCGCGATAACGTCGCCCGAATCATTAAAAACGCAATGCTGGATATCGGCCTGGCTATGCCTGTGAAAATCCGCATTGAGTGCCACATGCCGGATCGCCGTCGCCGTGACCTGGATAATCTGCAAAAAGCCGCTTTTGACGCACTCACTAAAGCAGGTTTCTGGCTGGATGATGCTCAGGTCGTTGATTACCGCGTTGTGAAGATGCCTGTTACCAAAGGTGGGAGGCTGGAACTGACCATCACCGAAATGGGGAATGAATGATGTTTGAGTTTAATATGGCAGAACTTCTTCGCCACCGCTGGGGGCGTCTGCGCTTATATCGTTTCCCCGGTTCTGTTTTGACCGATTACCGAATACTGAAGAATTACGCCAAAACCCTGACAGGAGCAGGAGTATGAAGTCAGAGATAACAATCAACTAATACTGTTTTGTTGATTTTTGCTTGTAATTGGCGTTCTGGTCTGATTTTGTGGAGTAAGTTGATGCGTGATATTCAGATGGTTCTGGATCGTTGGGGAGCATGGGCGGCGAGTGATAGTTCAGGAGTAGATTATTCTCCTATAGCTGCTGGGTTTAAAGGGCTTCTTCCCTATACAAGCAAAACACGTCAGGCTTGTTCAGATAGTGATGCATTAATTATTGAAGGTTGTCTTGCACGTCTAAAGCAAAAAAGACCTGATGAGCATTCGCTTCTTGTGGCACATTATTTATACAGAATATCCAAGCGTAAGATTGCAAAGGCGCGTGGAAAGGATGAGAAACTAATACGCATTGAGATACAGATGGCTGAGGGGTTTATTGATGGATGCCTTTCAATTCTGGATGTTAAACTTGAAATGGATTAGTGAAACCCCGGCTTAAGCCGGGGATGTTTCAGATTGAAGTGTTTTTTTCTTGGGCTCGTTCTTAGATGATTTTGTTTTCTTTTGACGATTGAGTTTTTTCTCTTTGCGTCTGTCAATATAATCGTCCCACCAATCAGGTTTTACTGTTGGGACGATTCTGCAAATATCAGCAATTGCAACAACAATGTTGCTCGATTGCACTCCGTCGACGTGCTCTGCCAGTGAGGGAGGAACTTGTTGGTTCATTGGATCGAGGATAAAATCCACACCCTTTATACGGGCATGTTTAGCGGCAGGAACGAAATCAGCATCGCCAGCAATCAGGACGATCACATCAACTAGTTTCTCATGAGCAAGGATAGTTATATCCATACCAAGCTTAATATCGACGGCTTTTTGTTTATATTCGTAGTAGAAATCGTCGTTAGTTAACTCAGACCATTGAATTTCATTACGTAATAGTTTCTTAAGAGTATGTTCTTTTATTTGCCAGTTGCCGACGTTTGATAGAGCACCCATACGAAGTGCCGTTTTACGATTCTTCCTTAGCTCCTCATGAAGCTTGTTTCGTAAAACATTCGGAGCATGTGTCTTGAAGTTTTTAGTTGATGGGGTTTTGTTGTCTCCATCAGGCAAAGGATACTTAATCTGTTTATCAAGCGGCGGGCAGTCGTAATAGTAAATACGGTAAAGCTCAAGTGGTTCACGGTCAGCGTGAGCACCATGTGGAACCTCTACATGAAATTTAACAATTCGCCAGATTATTTTAACAAGTTGTTGGCTGTCTAACTCATGCCCAGGGAAATGTTTTCGTAGAAAGTAATCAATCCGACGGATGAAGTAGCCGCCGTCAATCAAGACTGCTGTTTTCTTCATTGAAAAACTCACAAAAAAAGCTCAGAACCGTTGAGTAGACCCTAAATATTATCTACGAACAGTGCTGAGCTGGTGACGCAATAATTAACTATTGACATTTGCGTTGTCAACAAATTTTGCACTGTTTAAATGTAAATTTTTTCTGCTGTCAACATATAGTGTCATCTTTTGCATGTTGACACTATATAAACGCTTACGCGGTCCGCAAAAATAATTGTATCATGTTAAGAGTGGTTACTTCGACTCCTTCCTTAAAACCGCAGTTGAGCGGTTTTTTTGTACCTGTAAACCTTGTGCAGTACAGTAAACACGCTGGTGGTCGTGAATACTGGCTTTTTATCTTGCTGGCTTTTTAGACAAGAGTTATTGGTATGTCATGTTAACCAGAAGGGAAAAAGACATGCTAAAACAGCAAGATATGACAGAAACGGCGAAAGTTGTTTTTAATGAATTAAGCATCGAACCGGCAACAGTCGGGGAGATTGCACAAAACACATACCTTTCACGCGAACGCTGTCAGTTAATACTGACCCAGCTGGTTATGGCGGGGCTGGCAGATTACCAGTTCGGCTGTTACAGACGCCTTCAGCAATGAAGGGCTTTTAATTTGTGAAAATGGGCGGCTGGTGGGTGTTGGTAGCACCTGCCAGCCATTCGCTCATGCTTACTGGTCACAAGCGAACCACGGCCCACTGCTTTAGCGCAAAAGCAGAGTGAGCCTACCAGAGTTACGCTTACTGATCCATGAAAAATACTGTAAAAATAAACAGTGTTGATTTAATCAACGCTGATTGCCTGCATTTTATTCAGTCCCTGCCTGATAACTCCATTGATCTGATTGTTACCGATCCGCCGTACTTCAAAGTGAAGCCCAACGGCTGGGACAATCAGTGGAAAGGGGACGAAGATTACCTGAAGTGGCTGGACCACTGTCTGGCCCAGTTCTGGCGGGTACTGAAACCAGCCGGAAGCCTTTACCTGTTCTGTGGGCATCGCCTGGCATCTGATATTGAGATCATGATGCGTGAACGTTTCAACGTGCTTAACCATATCATCTGGGCGAAGCCGTCCGGACGTTGGAATGGGTGTAATAAAGAAAGTCTGCGCGCATATTTTCCTGCCACAGAGCGCGTTCTGTTTGCTGAACATTACCAGGGGCCATATCGCGGCAAAAGTAACGGCTATGCGGCAAAAGAAAGGGAACTCAAACAGCACATAATGGCACCGCTGATATCGTATTTCAGGGATGCTCGTGCCGAACTGGGTATAACGGCAAAACAAATTGCTGAAGCCACAGGTAAGAAAAATATGGTTTCCCACTGGTTTGGTGCCAGTCAGTGGCAGTTGCCGAATGAGGCTGACTATCGGAAGTTACAGGCACTGTTTTCCCGTATAGCGGCAGAGAAGTTTCAGGAACAACAACTGGAACAACCACACCATCAGCTGGTGGCATCTTATGATTCACTGAATCGCAAATATTCTGAATTGCTGGATGAGTTTAAATCTCTCCGGCGCTATTTCTCCGTATCAGTCTCCGTGCCTTATACCGATGTCTGGATGCATAAACCCGTTCAGTTCTACCCGGGTAAACATCCGTGTGAGAAACCGGCGGATATGCTCAGGCAAATAATCAATGCCAGTAGTCGACCTGGTGATCTGGTTGCTGATTTTTTTATGGGATCCGGTTCCACAATAAAAGCAGCAATGGCGTTGGGGCGTCGGGCCTTAGGTGTTGAGCTTGAGTCAGAGCGGTTTAACCAGACAGTGAAAGAGATAAACGAGCTGGTGGGGAAATAATCTGGTGGCCACGTCAGGTGGCCTTTTTATTTCCATTACACAGCACCCGCATCTGCGAGGTGGGGTTATGAAATCCATGGATAAGTTAACAACGGGTGTCGCCTATGGCACCTCAGCAGGTAGTGCCGGGTACTGGTTTTTACAGTTGCTCGATAAAGTCACGCCCTCACAGTGGGCGGCAATAGGTGTGCTGGGTAGTCTGGTATTTGGCTTGCTGACGTATCTGACAAACCTTTATTTCAAGATTAAAGAAGATAAGCGCAAGGCTGCGAGAGGTGAATAATGCCTCCATCATTACGAAAAGCTGTTGCTGCTGCTATTGGTGGCGGGGCTATTGCTATAGCATCTGTGTTAATCACTGGCCCAAGTGGTAACGATGGTCTGGAAGGTGTGAGACATAATCCTTACAAAGACATAGTTGGTGTATGGACTGTATGTTACGGGCATACAGGAAAAGACATCATTCCCGGTAAAACGTATACCGAAGCAGAGTGCAAAGCCCTCCTGAATAAAGACCTTGCCACTGTCGCCAGACAAATTAACCCGTACATCAAAGTCGATATACCGGAAACAACGGGCGGCGCTCTTTACTCGTTCGTCTACAACGTGGGTGCTGGCAATTTCAGAACATCGACGCTTCTTCGCAAAATAAACCACGGTGATATCAAAGGCGCATGTGATCAGCTACGGCGCTGGACATACGCTGGCGGTAATCAATGGAAAGGACTGATGACTCGCCGTGAGATTGAGCGTGAAGTCTGTTTGTGGGGGAAACAATGAGCAGAGTAACCGCGATTATCTCCGCTCTGGTTATCTGCATCATCGTCTGCCTGTCGTGGGCGGTCAATCATTACCGTGATAACGCCATCGCCTATAAAGAACAGCGTGATAAAAAAGTCAGTGAGCTGAAGCAGGCGACCGCCACCATTACTGACATGCAGCAGCGCCAGCGTGATGCTGATGCACTCGATGCTAAATACACGAAGGAGTTAGCTGATGCGAAAGCTGAAAATGATGCTCTTCGGCGCAAGCTTGATAATGGTGGTCGGGTGCTCGTCAAAGGCAAATGTCCTGTGCCATCCTCAGCCGAAACCTCCAGCGCCTCCGGCATGGGCAATGATGCCACCGTCGAACTCTCTCCAGTTGCTGGACGAAACGTTCTCGGTATCCGGGACGGAATTATCCGCGACCAAACAGCACTGAGAACGCTTCAGGAATACATCAGGACGCAATGCCTTCGATGA